CCCCTGAAGGATTAGTTTTATTGTCCGCTGAAGTAACAAAAATTAGTGGTACAGTTCCTGGAGCAGCTGGTGTATAGAAGCTCTCATTAATAATTGAAACTGAAACGCCTGGTGATTGAAGTGTGGTTGCCATTTAATACATCTCCCAATATGGTTTTATCAATAACTATTTAGTGATTACCGAATATTTTAGTGGGTTAAATACCATATGAAAGGGCACTAAAAGGGCTTGGTATGAGAAGTTTATGCAAAACTTGTGGAAGTAGGCCGGTAGCTATTAACTATCGACGAGATGATAAAACTTTTTATCGTAGTCAGTGTGATCATTGTGCTCGTAACAGGAATGACGGAAAGCCTCGTTGGCAAAAAGCCGGATACAAGATGAAGCTTAAATGTGATCGTTGCGGGCACACCAGTCAATATAAGGAACAATTCAATGTCTATTATATTGACGGAAATCCAACGAATTGTAGTATGACTAATTTAAAAACAGTATGTGCTAATTGTCAGCGGATTTTACACATCCTTAAACTAGCATGGAAACAGGGCGACTTAACCCCTGATTTTTAGTTTTCTAAAGGCTTGAGTTTTTCAGGCCAATACTTCAACCACTTGGCATATACTTCGTTGGTTTTCTTAAGATCATAATCTACACCAGTGCAGTAATCTCTAGCATAGTATTCTTGTAACATTGGGCTGGCTTTAGCGGCTTTGCGCAATATTGTATGCAATTCTTCTACTGTTTTAGGATCAGTCGTCCCTTTAACATACATGCCGTAGTTGCTGACTAATCCCCCAAATCCTTTAACACCCTGACTACTAAATGTGCGCCAGTTAGGATAATCAATAGTTCCGCTAGATCCAATCACAAACATCTTGCCTTCTTCAATCCACTGTCTTGCACCATCTGGTAGATCCACATTAAGATCAATTACCCCAGCAAGCATTTGCATTTTAGGTTGTTGCGTTCCTGTAGAAAATGGTACAACATCTACTTTAACGCCAGGCAATACTAGTTGCAGTTCTCTAGCAATAGCTTCGGTTAGACTACCCAGATTTGCTCCGATAGTAACTCGTTCTTGTCCACGCAGTTCGTCAAGTGTTTTGAATTTTACACTAGTAACCGCATATGGTTGTCCAATACATTCAATAAGCACAGGTTTAAAATCTTCTAACTTATGACTTTCTTTAGGGTAAAACTGTGGGCGGATATAAAAACTTCCAGAGCTGCTTAAAATAGTTAGATTTTGTTGAGCTAGCACATGCTGTGCTGCTACCGCACCACCTGCGCCGGTTTTATTATCAAACACAAAGGTATATTTCGTTTGTTGTTTATTTGCTTCATCAGCAATCGCTCTAATAAAATTTACTTGATTGGCACCTGGAGAGAATGGCCAAACAATAGGAACCACTTGCCCAGCAAATGCTGAAAGTGAACATGTCATGAGAAGTATAGATAATAGTTTTTTCATAGTAACACTACTTATTTTAAGGATTGTGCGGTGCAAAGTTATTTGGACCGCCAATAACTTTGTTTGTTTCTGCGGTACGCATACCGGTTATTTGAAGGGTAATACGACTGTGCTGACTAGCATTGGCTGTTGCATGGGGAATGTTAGGCCAATCGTGCATATGGAAATCACCTGCTCGCCATTGTTGATATACTGTGTTACCGTAAATCATAAACTGTCCAGGCTCCCAATCTTCTAACATAATAGTAATACGCACTTGGTCCATTGGATCATAGTCATACGGACCCAATGGATTTGAGCCGGGTGGCATAAATCTATGATGATTTGGATCAACGTGAACAGTAAACATCTGTCCTGTTAGTTGAACGTGAAACCTTGCTTCTATTGGTTCTAAATGAAAATAGTCAATTATTTTTTTAAATTCAGGATACTGCCAAGGATTTTCTGCAAGATTAGTCAGTTGTATTTTATCAATGTCGCCACCGCCTTGGGCAATGTCACGACCACGCTTATCATAACTAACAGGTTTTTGTACCCCACCACCGGATGTGGTAATATTACCCCAGTTGGTAGGAAAAGATTTTTCTTTAATTTCTTGTATTAAGTGCGACCAAGTGTTTTCAAAACGCCCTAGGGTCTTATAGGTAGACCCCGGAGCATCTGTGCGCCACTTGTCAAAATGGTATGTGCTTCTAGACTTGGTCCATTCCCATAGACTATCAAATTCGCTTAACGGTACTGAAAGATTAACCTTTTTTTCCATCAACAATTTGATTTAATAAGCCTGGACTAAAATAAGAATCTAAACTAGAATACAGACCTTTAGTGGCTGCAACCATTTTAGCTTTTTCTTTAGCGGTCATTCTAATAGTAGAAATACCTTGACGTCTTGCTTGTTCTTCAACAACAACATTGTCTGCCAAACTTTCTTCACGCTCAATCTTTGCGGCTCTCATAGCGGCTGCGGCAAATACTTGTTGTACCTTTTCGCCTAATGACAACCATAGTTGTTTGTTAATAATTAAACTTGTTAGGAATAAACTGTGTTCTGTGTCGTTAATGTAGTTTGTGTGCTTGTCTTGTTCGAGGATCAAGTAACGAGTATATGTTGTTTCTCCGCCAACAATTTCTCCGCTAACTAATTTTTTAGTAATATCTTCAATGAATGTTGGAACTGGATTTGCTCCAACTGCATTTAATGTACCGATTGAAACAGGATTATTACTGCAACTTAAATTTAAACGATAAAAATCTTCTAGAGTTTCAATTACATTTTTACTTGGAATAATTTTAAAACCGCCAGAGTATGTAAACACTAGGCCACGGATGTTGCTCTTGTCAGCAATTTTAGCCAACATGTGCTGACCAATTTTACCATCAATAACATTAGATGCTTCGTCGTGATCGTTAAACAAGAATGGCATTGCTAAAGAATACATATCACTATCGATGCCGCCCAGTGCGCTAGCGTATACTGTTGCTAGGTCAATAGTGCCGTTGTCAACCAAGTCGAGGATTTTATTACGGTCAGTTGTGTGAGTTGTTAGATTGTGTTTAGCAAGATCGTTCCACTCGTCTAGGCTAATAACATTAATTTTGTATTCGCCGTTGGTTTCGGCGGCAACTTCTGCGGCAAAACTTTTAGCTGCCTTGATAAAGACATGGTATGGTTCGTGGGCTAAAACCCAATTTAGGGTAATCTGTTTCATAACAACTCCTGTTTATATAATGATATTTATTAAACAGCAGGAGTAAGTTCGGGAGTTGCGATGGTTTTGATCTGCTGAAACAGCTCATCAATAGTACCGTTGTTATCTAAAACCGCATCAAAGTCGGTTCCAACCCACGCAGTTTCACTAGCATGTACACCAAATTCTTTAAGTAATTCTTGAGCAATAGGTGCGCCTTTGTTGGCATTCTTTGCAATACTATACCATTCAGGTTCTGGGCCACGAACAACACGGATTACGATGCCGCCTGCGGCTTTGATTGATTTAATTTCGTTAGGAAAACGGCAGTCACTGATAACAATATCGTCTTTTGATGTGCGAAGTTTATTTTCTAAACTAGCAATCCAAATATCGTCATGAAAGCTCTTGCGGCACACTTCAGTTCCCCAATACTGTAGGACCCAACGTGGAGTTAGGTGTGGCATGTTTAATCGTTCTGCCCACCATGGATCAACTTGTTCACGCCATTCACGAGCAGCCTTAGTTCGTCCTTCTAGCATTGTGCGGTCCCAACCAAATACGTAAGCTACTGCATCTTTTAATGAGTTAGCAAAACTTTCTCTTCTAAAACCGTTGAAATTGACTAGGTAGTCTGCAATAGTATCTTTACCACTGCCGATGAAGCCGCAAATGCCGATGATCATAGTATCTCCTGGATGATACTATAGTTTATTACCGTTTGATTACAGTGTCAACAGATTTGGTTAGCCAACTACAAACCACATTGGTTTTTCACCAGTGCCGTAGTTTGCTAGTTCTAGTTCTAGACGCTCGATAGCGGCTTGGCCTTCTGATTTAAGGGCGGCTCCGTTTAGCTGTGTGCCACCTTGTGGGCTAGCAATAGTTTGGAACTTTTCACGAGCTTCGCCTAAGATAATCTTGGACTGTGCTAGGGCATAGTCTTTAAGCCAAATACCAGCGTATGGATCTGCTAGAAGCACAAAGTCGGGTTTATGATTATATAGCCAAATCAATAATGTTTCTTCGCCACGTGGTCGTTGCATTATTGTTAATTTTTTAGTAGCAGGATTCCACGTAAAATTAATTTCACTACCAAACATTTTACCAACCATTTTCTGGTATGAAGCAAATGCGTAGTATGTTGCTAGTCCACCCATGTTGCTGGTGCTTAACAAATAGGTGTTAGAGTAGGCTAAGTTAAATGGCTCAAATAAACTACCAGTATCGCCACCGCCTGTTCTACTACCAATACTGCGGCGGAAACATTGACGAACTTCGATAACTTCTTGGCTAAGTGCGTATTCATTAACATCCTGCTCCAGGGTTAAAAATGCATAACTTTCTTCTACACTATTTGCGCTTTTTTGGCGGTATTTTGCAAAAGCACGATCAATAGAGGTGTTGTAATGTAT